GCCCCGAACGACTACGCCCTCCGCGTCGCCAACCTTTTCCGCTTGTCCCAGCGTGGCAAGTGACAAGGGTCTTACCCATGTCTTCACTTCTTGTGGCTATCGATCCTGGCGTTAACGGAGGACTGGTCTGGTCGGTCGACGGTGATCCTGTCGAGTGCGCTAAGATGCCCGGCTCCGACATCGAGGTCTGCCAACTACTCGCCGACCTCAGCTGCAAGGCCAAGGACGCGGAACTGTTCCTCGAGGAACCGCCCCTCTTCGCCGGCAAGAACATCCCTGGCTCCGCGATCGGCAAACTCATGTGGAACACGGGCGTCCTCTACGGCGCCGCCGTCGCCATGGGCTGGAAGATTCACCGCATCCGCCCCGCCATCTGGCAGAAGGCCCACACCTGCGGCATCAAGGGCGACCTGACCACGACCCAGTGGAAGAACAAACTGAAGGCCCGCGCTGCCGAACTCTTCCCAAATATCGACGTCACCCTCTGGAACGCCGACGCCCTCCTGATCTACGACGCCGCCACCCGCCGCGTCATCAACTAATCTCCCCAATGAAGAAAGACCCAAAACACTCTGGCGAATACCGCATCATCGCTGACTCGTCATACATCGTATTACCTGACCAGAAGGTCGCCCGACTGCTGACGCCTACCGTCCGCAACGGCGTGACGTACTACAACCTCTTCGTCCCTGGCTACACCCGGATGTCCCTCGACGACATCGAGGCCACCATCAAGGCCGGTGAAGTCGCCAAGGCTGACCCGACCAAATAATCTCCCACCATGAGCACCACGCCCAAAAACAACACCCCCACCGCTGACCTCGTCGCCGCTCTCGCAGAGCTCGACAACGTCAAGGCCAACAAAGTAAACCCCGGCTTCAAAAACCGCTACGTGTCTCTCGACGCGCTGCTCGACGCCATCAAGCCCGTCCTCCTCAGCCACAACCTGGCTCTGATCCAGACGCTCATCTCCGAGGAGGGCAAGGTCGGCATCAACACCGCCTTCCTCCATGCCTCGGGCGAGCGCTTCGACTTCGGTCGCCTGATGGTCAAGGCCGAGGGGCTCGACGCCCAGAAGATTGGCGGCGCCATCACCTACATCCGCCGGCAGTCCATCCAGACGGCTTGCGGTATCTCCGTAGACCTCGACGACGACGGTGCCGTGGCGGCCTCTGGCTTCCGCTCTGCGGCCACTTCCCAGCCTGCCCCTGCCTTCTCCCCCACCCCCCGCCCGCTGACCAAATGAGCAACCCTAACGACCCCATCGACCCGATGGCTTTCCTGAACAACGCCATCGCCCACGCCCACGCCCAGAACGAACTGCTCGCGGCCAACGCCCGCATCAAGCAGCTCGAGGAACGCCTCGAAGGTATGCGCGAGGCCGGTGACGCCATCTGGTACTGTGTCCGTCACGCCAAGCGCGTCGACCCCGCCGAACTTATTGAGGCCATCGAAGACTGGCAGGAAGCCCGTAACCATGGCTAGGTCGAAGGCCGCCGCGAAGGCCCTGGCTCACCCCGGGCTCAAGCAGCAGACCCCCAACGAGAAAATGAAGACCGACCTCCACCTCCTCTCCGATCGTCAGCGCTGGGAATACCTGTTCTCGCTCAACGCATGGAAGCCACGCGCTAAATGAGCAGCCCTGTCCCCGCCGGCATCGAACGCATCGCCCTCACCGTGAAAGGCCAGTACGCCCTGCTCCTGCTCCTCGACGGCTACCCCTATGTCGAGATGACCGCCCGCAAGCACGCCGACTACCTATCCGACCTTGGACTCTGGAAACGCAAGACGCACCCATCCCTGGCACGAAGCCAAGTCCGCTTCTTTACCCTTGCCCCGAACGGAGAGATAAAGGAACTTACCTTTAACCGATGACCAACCGCGACTCCATCAAGCGCCTTGTGGAAAACATCACGGGCTCGTTAGCCACCGTCCAGCATATCGCCGGACGTTATGAACAACACGACGCCGACATCATCACGCTCTCCGACCTGAACCGTTCGGCCATCACGGAACTTCAGGTCTTCAGCGACTCCATCGAGACCGCTGATGAGGCCGCCGCCGTCAAGCCTCTGCATGACCGGGTGCACGTCCTTGTCGTTCAGATGCGCGTCCTGCGGAACACTCTTGAGCAGATGGAGAACGCCGCCGAGAAAGCCCTCGAAGACGTCCGCCGTATCTCCGCCAGTGTCGAGGAATCCAACCCCGACGACGACGCGCTATGAGCGAGGCCTGTAAACTCTGCAAGGGTGCGTGCTGTGAGAGCGTGATGCTCCCTATTGACCGCAACCCAATGACCGCCGAGTTTTACCGGGCACGCGGCGAGGTCTTCTATATCCACGGCCAGCCCTACGCTGAGATTGCGTCCCGCTGTCCTTCCCTCTCTGGCTCTGGCAGGTGCAAGTGCTATACCTCTCGCCCTGTGGCCTGCATCCGCTTCGTCGTCGGTTCGACCATGTGCCAAGCCGCCGTCGAACGCCGTCGCCCCGATCAGGCCGAGGCTATCAAGGGCCTCTACTAATTTCCACCACAACCCAATAACATACCACACCATGCGAGTCCAACCCGACATCATTCAACACCGCGTCCTCTATGACGGCATTCAGGCGCTGAACTACAGCGGCTCCAAAGAGCTGCTCAAGTCCCCGGCCCACTACCAAGCCTACCTCAACCAGGAGCGCGAAGAGACCAAGGCCCTTCGCATGGGCTCGCTCATCCATTGCGCCGTGCTCCAGCCCGAGATGCTGAATGAGAAGTTCATCACCGCCCCCGATTGCGACCGCCGCACCAAGGACGGCAAGGCCACCTACGAAGCCTTCCAGTCTAGCCTCAAGCCCGGGCAGACGGTTGTGTCCTTTGAAGAGTCCGCTGAGTGTCACCTCATCGCCTCTCACGCCAAACTCGCCCTTGAGCGTATGGGCGTCGAGTTCGAGATGACCGAGTTCATGTTCACCACGGATCACTGCGGCGTGCAGCTGAAGTGCGCCATCGACGGCATCGGCACCGACGGTTACCTCTACGACCTGAAGACCACCGAGGACGCGTCCCCTGCTGGCATCCTCAAGTCTATCCGGGCTTACCGCTACAACCTCCAAGCCTACTTCTACCGCCTGTGCTTCGAGACCGCCTTTGAGCGCCGACTGCTGGGCTTCCGCTTCCTCTTCATCGAGAAGGCCCCGCCCTATGCCACCGCTGTCGTGGAGATCGGGCCTGAGCTGATGTCCTACGCCTGCTCCGACTTCGAGAAGGCGCTGCAAGCTTACCGCGAGTGCACGACCCTCGGCGAGTGGCCAGCCTACGGCGACGCCGTCCAGGTTATCGACATCAAGGGACCGTCCGCCTCCACCGCCATCACCTTCGCCTAATCTCATGGAACCCAATAACGACCGCCCGCCCCTCACGTCCATCTCGACCAACGGCACCTACAAGCTGAAGCTCATCAAGCCGAAGTTTGAGAAGGTCAAGGTCTGGGAGGACGGCACCTGCTCCGCCCGCCTCTTCTTCGTCGACGACAAGGGCTTCTGCCTGTCGAAGAACTTCTCCTCCAAGTACGGAAAGGCCCTCGCCATGCTCGTCGGTAAGTTCTCCGGCAAGTTCACCAACGAGATCAGGCTCGATGCCACCGCGGCAGAGTACCTTGAGTACATCGGCCCCGCTTGCGGCCAGACCATCCTCGTCGGCGTGGAGGTCGAAGAGAATGGCGAGTACAACGGTAAGCCTCAGTACAAGTACAAGATGACCTACCCCAAGGGCTCCCAGAAGCCGACCGTCCCCGACGCCCTTCCCCCCGAAGGCGTTAACTTCTAATCCCCGTGACCGAAACGCCCCCGCCTATGGCCGCCCCGACGCTCGTCCTGATCTCGGGCTTCGCCAGGGCCGGGAAGGACACGCTGGCCTCCGGGCTTCTCGAGTGGTCGACCCGCCCCGCCGAGCACATCAACTTTGCCGACGCGCTGAAAGAGGCCGGCAATCACTTCATGGATTACCTGGGCCTTGACGGCAACTTCCTCAACGAGGAGTTCAAGTGCGAGAACCGTGACGCCCTTGTCGCCATGGGTCGCTTCGCACGGCGCCTCGACAAGGACGTCTTCGCCCGACACTTCGCCAACTGGTGCCCGGTCATGAAGCACCACGATCAGGTCAGCCCTGAGACCGTGGTCTGCTCCGACTGGCGCTACATCAATGAGCTGAGGGTCTGCCAGGACATCCTCTGGGAGAAGGGCTGGAAGGTCCGCACCGTCTACGTCTCCACCGCTGGGGTCGGCCCGGCCAATGACGAAGAGCTCGACAGCATCGCCGAGATACGCGCCGCCCACCTGTTCGACCAGGAGTACATCTTCAAGCCGAACGCCCGTCAGCAGATCATGTCTGAAGGACGCATCCTCGCCAAGTCATGGAGACTCTAACCGCCGAGACGCTGGTATGGGCACGCAAGGTCGGCCTGTCCCCTGATCGCGTCGCCTTCCTGCTCACCTGCCCGAAGTACACCGTCAGTAAAGGCCACCGCAAGTCCGATAAGGTCATCACCGACAACCCGAACCACCACCTCCAACGCCTGGGCGACTGTTACTGGTTCCGACTACGTCGTCGCGGCACGGACATCGTCGAGAACATCGGAGGCGACCTCCTCACCGCTCGCAAGCGCCGTGACGAGATGCTTGCGGCCTTTGACTCCGGCCAGCCCATCCCTCACCTGAACAACAAATGAGCACTCCCATCCGCTTCGTGGCCTTCGGTGATAACCATGGCGACATGGCCGACGATGAGGCCACCGACGCCCTTTGCGAGTTCATAAAGGACTACAAGCCTACCGTGCGCGTGCACCTCGGCGACTGCTTCGACTTCCGATCACTACGCCGCGGCGTGGGTAACGATGCCGAAGGTGCCGAGTCCCTTATGGCCGACATTCAGGGCGGTGAAGACTTCCTCGCCCGCACCAAGCCCACCGTCTACCTGATGGGCAATCACGAGCACCGGGCAATCGCCCTTCAGCACACCTCAGGCTCGGCCATCGTCCGCGACTACTGTGCCGACCTAGAGGCTCGTATCCGTTCGGCTGCCAAGTCTGCCGGCGCCAAGACCATCCTGCCCTACCACGCCGAGAAGGGTGTCTATCGCTTAGGCCCGGTGGCCTTCGTGCATGGCTACGCTCACGGCATCAACGCCACTGCCGAGCAGGGCAAACACTACGCAGACCGAGGAGGCGCACTGATCCACGGACACACGCACACTCTTAGCCAGGTTAACTTGACCAAGGCCGAAGGCGGGGCCGCGTTCTCCGCTGGCTGTCTTTGCCTCAAGGACGCTATGGCGTACGCATCGCACCGCCTAGCCACGTCCCGCTGGGGCTCAGGCTTTGCGGCTGGCTGGGTCGACGGCCAAGACTGGAAGGTCTGGCTCGTCCACAAGGTCGGGAAGAATTGGATTTGGCAAACCGACCTGAAGGTCTACACCCCGAAGAAGAGATGAGCCGCTTCGACGCCGCTGGCCTTATCGCCGCGCTCAAGGGCAATCCGACCGACCCCGCAGCTGAAGGCTGGATCAGGACGAAGGCAGTCATCCCACTTATCGGCGTGAAGACACTCGCCGGTGTTCGTGGCCCTATCGAGAACATCGTCAAGGCTGGCTTCGCCCAAGAGAAGCGCGTCGGTCACACGCTCATGTATCGGCTGTCGCCTAAGTTCAATACCTGGGCAGACGCGCACACCGCCGCCAAGGAGCTCGAACGCTTCACGGCCCCCAGGGGCTGGGTCACCATTACGCAGTACGCTCGCAAACTCCGGCGCACCGTTCGCGGCATCCAGTACCGCATCGACGGCACAGGCATCGCCACCCGCATCTTCAAGACGCCCCGCCCGGTCGCACACTACCGAGCAACCGACCTTGACCGTATCCTTCGCAAAGCACCTTGACCTCGGGCACCCACGCCCACAAACCCCAACCCCTTCTTCCATGACTCCCCCGAACAACGTGCCGGCGGAACGCCACCTCCTCGGCGTACTCCTCCGTGACGCGCTCCCTCTTCCCAGTGATCTCAAGCCCTCCGACTTTTTCGAACCTGTCCACCAAGACATCTTCAGCGCGGCCCTGTCCCTTGCCGTGGACGGAATCCCTGCCGACGAGCTCACCGTCTCACAACGC